GCGCAAATTAGCCCTAAAGAGGCATTTGGGGATAAAATAGATATATCTTGGTTTAAGTTTTTAGCAGGAAGAGAAAACGGTAATGGGGGAACTAAAGGAGACAATATCTCTCATGCGTTTACTTACCCCGACAACCAGATTGCTAAGGAGCTTATTGTACGTTCTAGAGCAGAAATGGCAGTATCCCCTATGGGAACAAGTATTAAAGACTTAACTCCTAATTGGTTAGAAGAGCATTATACTAAAGAAATGTGGGAGTCTCTAGCTGATGTTTCTATGCCTAAGAAGAGAGACTATGATATGGAAAGAATACTTAAGACTGTTTCTGGTAAAGGTCGCAATGGAGATACAGAATTAGCTCATGTTAACCCTTTTGAGTCTATCTTACTAAGAAGTCTAGGAGGATCTGCAGATATCAATCCTAGAACAGGTCTGAGAGAGTATGCTCAAGCAGGTGCTAAAGTTCCAACCGTTAAAACAAAGAGTAAAGTACAAGAAGATCTTTTAACAATGATTAGTAAGATGACTGAAGAACAAGCTGAGACGCTTAAAAAGCAACTTGAATACTTTCAAAATACATTTAGATTCCAGAAAGGCGAATTAAATGAAGAGCAGAAGAACTGGAAGTCGTTTAACGAATCTGACGCTGTTAAATCATTTGAAAATGCGACAGGTGTGAGTGCTCAGGCTTTAGTACAAAGCTTTGGTGCTTCTTTTGAGATGGAACTAGGAAATTTATTTAAAACGGGTAAGTTTGACGTTAAGAGTATGCTTTCAACGTTTGCAACTAGTGTCAGTGTAGCCTTTATGAACTCAGCAACAGCAATGGCTGTAGACTATGTAGATGGGTTAGGTAGAGATTTATTCAGTTCTTTCTTAGGAGGAGAAGGAAAAGATAAAGGGTCTATAGGTCCAAGTAAGTCAATAGCACAATTAGAAGCTGATGACTATAATCGGGCGCAAAAGTCGCAGAATGTGAAACCAGGGCACAAGGATTACTGGGGAAGCATGATGTCTGTAGAGCGTACTACAGATCAATTAGATGCCGATGATTATCTTGAGGAGATGAATCTTTTTGAGGATAAAGGTATACTTGGAGATATCAAGGAATGGGGAACTGGTATAATGGACTCTGTGGGTGATATCTTTGGTGACATAAAGGGTGGCGCAGGTGGAATCTGGGACAAAATATCGGGCTTTGGTAAGGGTTTGATGAAGGGTATAGGAAATATATTTACCGGAGAAAATGGTGACGGCGGACTTATGGGTATGCTTAGTAGCGGTGGAAGCTGGCTTACGGGTATAATTGGTGACGCCGGTAGCTGGTTATCAGGTTTATTCTCTCCAACAGCTTTAGCTAAAGGTGGGTACGCAGAATTTGCAGCAGGTGGAGCAGCTAAACAAGGATATGCAAGATTCTCTGATGGCGGTGCGATACACGGTGCAGGTGGTCCAACAGCAGATGCAATTCCTGCTTGGCTATCTAATGGTGAATATGTTATTAATGCATCTTCTACAGCACGATACCGACCTATAATAGAAGCCATCAATGCTGATGAGTTAGCTAAAGGTGGATTCGCTAGATTTGCTAGAGGCGGGTTCCCAGAGTATACTAAGTATGCTGCAGGTGGAATTAGTGATACTATGGCTCCTGGACCAGATATGGCAGCTATTAAGCCTATTCCTCAAGGGTCAATGGGTAAAACTGAAGTTAGCAATAATGTCAGTGTAAATGTTAATGTAACGAATGGTGGTGCTTCTGTAGATGTTGATTCTGACTCAGGTAATGAGTTAACTCAAGAACAGTCTAAAGCACTTGGTTTAATGATTGGACAGAAGATCCAGGAACAGCTAATTGATGAGCAAAGACCTGGTGGAATTTTAAGTGAGTATTAATTATGGCATATGATTTTAATACAGTAGTAGGTATTAATCCTGCTAAAGGATTTAAAGAACAGGTTAAGTCTAATACCTTAAAAGCTAGATATGGTGATGGGTATATGCAAAGGTCTGTAGAAGGTATTAATAATTTTACTAGCGCTTTTGCTCTATCTTTCCCAAATAGAACTTCAGCTGAAGCTCAAACTATTATAGATTTCTTAGAAGCCAGAAAAGGTTTTGAAAAGTTTACTTGGACTCCCCCATACAAAACAGTGGCAATTTCAGTATACTGTGAGAAATGGGATGAGCAGTATGTTGCTCATGGTGCTATAACAGTAACTGCCACATTCGTTAGAGTATTTGAGTGAGTAGCGGGTATAAGGCCATTGTAGAGGCCATATATGGGTTAGAACCCGGAGTTATAATAGAGCTTTTTGAGCTTGATCTTACAACTATACCTAATTGGATAACTCCTGTTAGCGGTGTTGAAGTATTACGTTTTCATGCAGGTACTGCAAATTATGGCACATACAAAAGTCAAGAAATAATGTGGCAAGGTAAAATCTATTACCCTTATCCTATAGAAGTATCAGGATTCGAGTTTAGTGGAAAAGGAGCATTACCTACCCCTTCTTTAAAAGTAGCTAATTTAACTGGAGTACTGACAACACTTATACTAGACCACGAAGATTTAGTGTGGGCAAAATTAACTAGAAAAAGAACTTTCGCAAAATACTTAGATTCTGCTTGTTTTGATGCCATTAACTTAACTCCTGTAGAGGGCATTACTAGCTTTTTAGGCTGCATACCTATTTCTAGTGGAATTTGGTACAATAATACTAGCATGGATGTAAATGCTCATTTTCCTGATGATATATTCTACATAGATAGAAAAAAGACAGAAAACAGAGTAATGATAGAATTTGAGTTGTCTACTGCATTTGATGTGCATGGTACTAAGCTACCTCGTAGGCCAATGATTTCTAATACATGTACTTGGAAGTATAAAAGTGGACAAGGTTGCACTTGGGTAGATGATTCTACTAAAAGATACAATATTGATGATATTGCAGTAGTCAACGAAGCAGATGACCACTGTGGTAAAAGAGTTAAGAGTTGTGAACTGCGTTTTGGAGAGAGTAACGAGTTACCTTATGGAGGGTTCCCTGGGTCTAATTTAGGATTTTAAAATGGAAGAAGAGATGAGAAAGCACACTAAGATTGAATATCCTAGTGAGGCATGTGGGTTAGTAGTAGAAGTTAATGGTACTGATAGGTATATTCCTTGTAAGAATATAGCAGACCGTACTAACGAAGAATTTATAATTGATCCTATAGACTATGCGGATGCAGAGGACTTAGGTAAAATTAAAGCAGTATTTCATTCTCATCCAGATTGGACTGAGAAGCCTAGCGAAGGAGATTTAGTAGCTTGTGAGGAAACCAAGATACCTTGGATTATACTCAGTTGGCCAGGTAATAAGTTTTATAGGTTCGCTCCAAAAGGATATAGTGTCGATTTATTAGGTAGACCGTTCTACTACGGTATACTAGATTGTTGCACCTTATGGAGGGATATTTATAAAAGAGAGCTTAATATAGATTTTCAATGTATTGATAAAAGTGGTAGATACCCAGAGTATAACTGGTGGGAAGAGGATAAAGATTATTATATAGAGAACTTCGAATCTCAAGGATTCGTAAAATTAATTGATACGAAGCCTAAGAAGTATGATGTATTTCTTATTAAACTAGCTTCTAGGGTTGCCAATCACGCTGCAGTATATATGGGAGGAGGTATTATTATCCACCATGTACTAGGTAAATTATCTACGAAAGAAATGTATGGTGGATATTGGCAAAAACATACAGTACACCACTTAAGGCATGAATCACTATGTTAACGGATGTTAAACTATACGGAGAACTAAAAGATAAGTATGGTGCAGAATTTACTTTCGATGTAAATTCTGCTAGAGAAGTTATATCTGCCTTAATAGCTAACTTTAAGACATTTCAAGATACTCTTAGTATAGAAGGTAACCAATATGTCCTAGTATATGATAAACAAGAATTGGCTATAGATGATATTATGCTTAAAACTTTTGATAAAAGGAAAGTTTTAAAGATAATACCAGTAGTATCTGGAGCAAAGTCTAAATGGGCTACTATTATAGTAGGAATTGTATTAATATATGTAGCACTTACGGTACCCGGAGGTATGGCTTCTATGAGTGAACTAATGGCAGGTGAAATGGCTTCTGGTGTTGCTGTTACGGGTGCTCAATATGGTGCAGCTGTTGCATTTAATATTGGTACTTCAATGGTATTCTCAGGTATTGCACAGATTTTAGCTGGGACCCCTGGTAGTGCTACTAGTGCAGATAAGTCTAAGAACTATTTTTTTGATGGCCCAGTAAATACAACAAGGCAAGGAGCACCCGTTCCTATTGCTTACGGGCAACTAATGGTAGGTGGAGCAGTAATTAATGCACAAATAAGGGCAGAGGAAGACCAATGAGTGAAGTTGTACTATATGGAGAATTAAGAGAGAAGTTTGGCAAAAGTTTCTCTTTAGAGGTTCATAGTGCAGCAGAAGCAGTTCGTGCTTTATGTGCTGTTTTACCTGGATTTAAGGATTTTGTAGTTACTTCTGAAGATAGAAGTATTGGGTATCGAGTACTAGTAGATGAAATAGATAGAGGATTAGATGAACTACATAACCCTGTAGGCAGTGAAAAAATAAAAATAATACCGGCTATATTAGGATCTAAAAGTAAGGCAACTAAAATAATTCTTGGAGCTGTTATGATATATGCGGGTGTTCAGATGGGTGGTATGACCGACGTATCAGGTGGTATTGCTAATATGACTGCTACACAAATAGCAGGTAAACTGTTAATAAATTTTGGAATGTCAATGGTATTTTCAGGTATTGCTGAATACTTGGCTCCAGACCCCAAAGCAGCTGTAGAGGCTCCAGAGAATTACTTCTTTGATGGGCCAGTAAACACACAAAGACAAGGTGTCCCAATACCAATAGCCTACGGGCTTGTAAGAGTAGGTGGGTCAGTAATTAATGCGTATATAGTAGCACAGGATAAAGATTAATGGAATATATAAAGAAACCTATTAGAGGAGCTGGCGGTGGTAAAGGCGGCGGTGGTGGTGGCTCTGCCCCTACTGAGGACCCTAACACTCTACACTCTACTGGGTCTGCTCAAGTAATAGATTTAGTATCCGAGGGAGAAATTGAAGGCTTAGTTGATGGGGCTAAGTCTATATTCTTTGATGATACTCCTCTACAAGACTCTGCAGGTAACTATAACTTTGAGGATGTTGTTTGGGATGCGAGACAAGGAGCCCAAGGACAGGCGTATATTCCCGGATTTGAATCTGTGGGTACTCAAAAAGCAGTTGGTATTAAAATAGAAAATAGCGGGGCTACTCCTGGAGGAGTCATACGTACTCTTACTAATAGCAATATGGATGCTATACGTGTATCTTTGTATACTAGTGCTTTTACACACCAAGAAGATACAGGAGATATCCACGGAACTAAAGTTGAATATGAGATATCTTTTCAAGTAGATAACAGTGGTAGTTGGGTAACTCAAGGTACTTTTACTAAAGAAGGAAAAACTACTGCAAGATATGACTGGAGTCATAGATTTGATATACCCGCTAGTTGGAAAACTGCTGGATTTTCTCAAGTTGCTATAAGAATTAAAAGATTAACAACTGACTCAGACGAACAAACTCTAAGAAATGATATATTTTGGCACACTCATACCGAGATTATAG